CGCTGCGAATAAATGACCCGGATGTTGGAACGTTGGCGACTGCATTATTAGAACGAATGTACAGGTGTAAAGTAGACGGAGATTTCGTCGAACCACCCTGTCCACCGGTGGCTCTCATTGAGAGTCGCCTGAAGAGGTTTAAGAAGCGAGTGTTGCGGATGTCTAAGTGGACCCCCAAGGTTTCCCCTGAGCAGTTTGTTCAGATGTACCAGGGCCGAAAACGAACGATATACGAAAACGCTTTAGCTGAATTTTATTCTACAGGAGTTCAAAAGAAGCATGCCGTTAGCAATCCATTTGTGAAGTGTGAAAAAGTGAAACCAGGAAGTGCCCCCCGATGTATTCAACCCAGACATCCAGTGTATAACATTGGATTAGGAGTGTATCTTAAGCCGAACGAACATAAACTATACAAGGCAATAACTAAAGTGTTCGGTGATGCAACTCCGGTTGTGATGAAGGGGTTTAACGTGCGCCAGATCGCTGGATTCCTCAGAGAGAAATGGGATTCGTTTGGTGACCCAGTGTGTGTCGGTCTTGATGCGACCAAATTTGACATGCATGTGAGCCGGTCGATGCTTGAGTGGGAACACTCAATTTATCTCATACTCAGTGGCCGTGATAAAGAGTTGGCTAGATTGCTGAAGATGCAGTTAGACAACGTCGGAGTAGGCTTTTGTGAGGATGGAAAGGTCAGGTACAAGGTGAGTGGACGGCGGTTCAGTGGTGACATGAATACTGCGTTGGGAAATTGCTTGGTGATGTGCGCAATGGTGTATGAGTATGCCGAAGAGCGTGGCGTCAGTATCAAGCTTGGGAACAACGGAGATGATTGTGTCGTCTTTATGGAGCGCAAGGACCTTGCACGTTTTAGCAACAACCTGAAGGAGTGGTTTATGGAGGTCGGTTTCCGCATGACCGTAGAGCCAGCAGTGGACGTGTTTGCGAGAGTTGAGTTTTGTCAGATGCATCCCATTCATACCCGAGTAGGTTGGACCATGGTGC